CTGGGATGAAGCGCCGGAAACTTTCCAGCAGTGGACTTCAAAAGGGATCTTGACGGATTTCAGAGAGGCTACGCGAGCGGGTATCAATAGTATCTCTTCGCTTCCAGCGGTTCCAGATGGTGGTGAGTACAAGTATGGTACTGTCGGCGATCGAGGCGAGACAATCCAGCTTGCAACTTACGGTAAGTTGATTTCTCTTACTCGACAAACAATCATCAATGACGACCTAAGCGCATTTACTAAAGTGCCAATGATGATGGGTCGAGCGGCTCGCCGAACTATTGGTAACTTAGCTTATGCCGTTTTAACTGCCAATGCAGCTATGGCCGATGGCACAGCGCTTTTTCATGCTAACCATGCCAATCTTGGCTCAGCTGGTGCGCTTGCAACAGGCACTATCGACGAGCTAAGAAAGTTAATGGCTCTTCAGACTGATAAGGACGCTAGCGCGGGAAGCGTTGCTAATGTTTCAGCGCTTGGTATTACTCCAGCATTCTTGATTGTTCCTGAAGCTCTTAGAGGTACAGCAATCACTGTAATGGAGTCAGAAACCAAGATTGCATCAAGCCAGAACAACAGTAAATACCCGAACAGCGTTAGGAATATTGCTTCGGTAGTTTCTGATGCTCGACTAGATGCGGATAGCGCGACAGCCTACTACTTGGTTGCTAATCCCGCTCAATTCGATACTGTTGAAGTTGCATACTTGGACGGCGTAGAAGCTCCATACCTAGAGCAGAAAGACGGTTGGAGTGTAGACGGCTCAAGCTTCAAGGTTCGCATTGATGCAGGAGTTAAAGCGCTAGACTTTAGAACCATGGCGAAGAACGCTGGCGCCTAATTAGTAGTATTTTTTAAGGGTTTGGCCGTGAAACAAAAAGCGGTCATTCCCACCTAAACCAAATTCAATTTATATATGGAGGTCATTAACAATGGCTACTAACTATGTTCAAGAAGGTAATATTGTCGAGTTTACAGCGGGTGCCGCTTATAGCTCTGGTGATGTTGTTGTAATTGGCGGCTTGCTTGGTGTTTGTCTTGCTGATGTTGCTAATGGTGCGGTAGGCCAAGCTCAGGTGTCAGGAGTTTTTACACTCCCTAAAGTATCGGCGGCTGATATCGCAGTGGGCGAGCGCGTTCAATGGGATGTTAGCGCGACTGGTGTTGAAGATGCAGCGGCGACAGCGGCCAGCGGCGACCTTGTTAATTGCGGTATTGCTATGGAAGCAGCTGGAAACGGTGTGACTGAAATTGACATTTTATTAAATGTTTCAGGCGCAACCATTACCGCTTAATAGATAAGAGTGATTTTATATCATGTTTAAAGAGGATTTCACCGCATTTTTCAATACTGAAGAGCACGCCGATCATATTATTGTTCAGCGTAGCGGTGAAATCATCCATGGTATAATAGAGAAAGAATATATTGAAACAAATGATATAAGCGGTTATAAGCCGGTTTTAATATGTCAAAGCAAAGAGCTAGAGAACGTCAAAAGAGGCGATGTTTTAGAGCTTGGTAAAACGTTGTATAGATTTATTAATGGTGAGCCTGATGGTACAGGTGTAAGTCAGTCAATGCTGGAGCTAATAAGCGACTAATGCATAGAGTAGAAAGCATTCTTGAAGCTATCAAGACGACATTAACCGGTTTGGCCTCAACTGGCGATAATATAGAGCGCGACAGGGTTTACCCAGTTGAGACCTTGCCTTTTATTTCCGTTGAGCAAGGCAAAGACGAGAGGGAACCAAACCCCTCAACCATCGCTAACGTTGAAAGTAATTTAGATGTTAAAATAGTAGTTTCTGTAAAGAGTGAGAGCTTTACTACTGAATTAAATCAAGTTCGTGCTGAAGTTTACGCGGCTATGATGGCATCAAATCGACTAGGTTTAGGTTATGTCGAATCATTACGATGGATAGACGACAGTGAACCAGAGCTTAGCGGGGACGCTGAAATTAAAAACGCGGTCTGCACTATGTCATTTAAAATAGGGTATACTCATTCATTAACAACCAAAGAGTCATGATATGGAAATTTCTATTAATGGCAACTTTGAAGAGGTTCAAAAAATACTTGAATCTGTTCCGGTTAAAATAGCTCAACCGGCATTAATTCAGGCTCTTAATAGAGTCGGTAGAGACGCTAGGAATGCTGGTAGAAAGGCGTTAAGAAATGTAACCGGCATCAGTCCGAAAGCGGCCAGGACGAGAATTAGAGGCGCAACAAAAAAATCAAGAGCAACTCGCAAACAGCCTAACGTTAGAATATTTGTAAGAACCGAAAAGCCGATCAAGTACAGTAAAGGCTTTAGTAAAACGAAGATACGAAAGAATAAAGAGCAGGGTAGCTTTTTGGCTACCATGCCCGACAGCGGTAAATTCAGCAGGTGGAAACGTCAAGGCGCAAAACGAAAGCCCACAAAAGGCTTTTATGCTGGTAAGAGTTCAAGCCGTGGAGAGCGAAAAGGGCAGCCTATTTTAAGGCAGCCGATAGTAGAGCTTGAAAAGACTTTACACCCACATGGCACACGAGCAGCACAAGTGGCAATTTTTAGAAAAGTCCGATCCGACTTATCGAAACAGGTTCAAAAATCAGTTAATTTAAAACTTAGCAAAATGAAGAGGTGATAAAATGGCGGCTATTGAATCGCAAGGAACAACACTTAAACGCGGTGATGGTGGTGATCCAACCGAAGTTTTCACCGCTATTGGTCGAGTAGTTTCAATTTCTGGCGTGGGTAATGGCTCAAGTACTGAGATTGATATAACAGACCTAAGCTCAACAGGTAAGGAATATTTGCTGGGCCTTAAAGATGAAGGTGAGGTAACCGTGACCTTAAACCTTGATACCGGCGATACCATGCAAAGTGGGCTTAGAACAGATCGAGACAATCGAACCCTAAGAAATTTTGAGTTAGCATTAACTGACACTGCAAATACAGTTATCTCTTTTGCTGCTTACGTTAAAACTTTTGGTATTGATGTTGGTGTAGATGACAAAGTGCCTTTGAATGTTAGCTTGCGCATCAGTGGCGCGGTGACTTGGTCTTAATATTGGCTTTTTAAACATTAGGTAGGGGAAATTTAATGGAAAAGCAGTTAAGTATTAACGATATTTTGAATACGAATGATATTAAAACCAAAAAAATAGATATAGCTGAGTGGGGCGGTTTTGTAGAAATACGCTCAATGACCGGTGAATCTAGGGATGCTTACGAAGAGAGCGTCTTTAGAAAAATGGATAACGGTGAATACGAAAGAGACTTAAGCAATGCAAGGGCTAAATTAATAGCCGCTTGCGTTTATGGTCCTGATGGTCAACGCATGTTTAAGAGTGATAGCCAGGTTAAAGCCCTTGGCAGCAAGAGCGCCATTGTTCTTGATAGGCTTTTTACTGAGTGTCAGAACTTAAACTCTATTAGCCAGCAAGACATGGATGAGCTAGAGGGAAAGTAAGAGGCAGGCCGACTCTAAGGTTTTTACATAGATACGCCTTAGAGGTTGGCTTGCCAGTACCACTGCTTAAAAAGATCATGACAAGCCGCGATATATCCGAAGCGATGGCCTATGAGAAAGTTGAGCCATTTTCAAGAACAAGGATAGATTATTGGTGCAAATCAATAATGGCTTTGCTTGTTAATTTAAACACAACGAGAGCTAACGCGGTTACAGCCTCTAAATTTTCCCCGCCATGGGAGAAACAGCGCAAGGCGGAAACCTTGACGGATAAAGTTAAATCTATGTTTGGTGTACCAAATAAAGAGGATTGAAAGTGGCTACCATAGCGAACTTGGTTGTAGAAATTGGCGGTAACTCATCAAAGCTTATTAGTGAGTTAAAGCGAGTTGAAAAAGAGACTAAAAACCTAGACTCTGATTTTAAGAAATTCGCTAAGGGGGCAACCAAAGCTGTTGCGGCCATTGGAACGGCTTTAGCAGCCGCTAATGTAACGGATAAAATAATAAGCATCTCGGCAGAATTTGAAACTTTAAAAGCATCTCTGGAGACTGTTTTCGGATCTCAGGAGGCAGCCGCTTTGCAATTTAAAAAAATAAACGATTTCGCAAGCCAGACACCATTCACTATTCAAGAAATAACAGAAGCCGCTATCAGAATGAAGAGCTTAGGCCTTGATCCTTCAACAGAAGCACTTAGAAGTATGGGTAATACTGCTAGCGCGCTTGGAAAGCCTTTAATGCAATTTACTGAAGCCGTGGCGGATGCAGTTGTGGGTGAGTTTGAGCGGCTAAAGGAGTTTGGTATTAAATCAAGCTCAGAAGGTGACAGGGTCAAGTTTACGTTCCAGGGTATGACCACAGAAGTACAAAAGAGCGCCAGCGCTATACAAGATTACCTGCTTGATATCGGTAATGTTCAATTTGCCGGTGCTATAGAGAAGCAAGCGGATACATTAGCTGGTGTTTTCTCCACTTTTGGCGGTGCGGTTGATAACTTGGCGGTAAAATTTGCAGAAGAGACCGGATTGGCTCAAGCTGTTAAAGATTCTGTAAAATGGATGACTGAATTCATAAATACCACACTTCTTGCTAGGCCGTCCGTTGAAGAGCTATCCAAGCAGATAGAAACACTAGAAGACAAGCTAGCCAACGCTAGCGGCGCGGGGAGAAATAGCGGCGCGGCTGTATTAATTGCCAAGATTCAAAAGCTAAAGATGGAAATGGAAGAGGCTATACGCCTACAGAATGAAATGACCATAGATATTGGTGGGGGTGAGGTGGATCCAGACACTATGCCGTCACCAATTCTAGGTATGACTCCAGAAGCGCTAGAGGAAGAGTTCAGCC